CTAGCTTCGTCTCCAATTCTAATCGTGACTGACATCTGTATAAATTTCCTTTACGAGTTCTTGGGTTCTCATAACAGTGAGAAGTAGGCTGTCATCAATAGTTTTATTAAAAAATCCGTTTAGACATTCGATTATCTTGTTTGTTTTTTCGAGCATATCTGTATCAGACTTTATCTCGTTAATTGCTTTTGCTTCTTCTAGTTTATTTTTTAGTCTCGCGATCTCTTCATTTAAAAAGACTTTGAGTTCAAGCGCATTATCTGCGAAAGAGGCGATATAATATGTTAATAGCGTCTTTTGCTCTTCTAATAAATTGCTTTCATATTTATTATTAAATTTTTCAACAAATGTGTTGTAAATAATATTGTCAATTGGTTCGACAACTTCTTTGGTGGGGAACTGCTTTGTCATATTTTTAACGATTTCATTCTCTAAAATAACTTGATTTTTAGGAGAAATTCTATCGGAGAAAATTTGATCAATTGTGGCAAGAGTTTTATAATTTGGAATGAAATTATTAAATATAGAAGAACTGGCTTCTTTATTAATGTCATGGATCAAGGCTGTTTGCTGTTTAAAAAGGCGCGCTGCGTCCAATAATCTTTTTTGTAATTTTACTTCTTTAATGATCTTTTCAGACGTTAGCTGTGTTAGATTTTGATTTTCATATAGGGAACGATAGCATTCAAGATCTTTTCTTAAAAGAGAATCGGACTTAAAGTGCTTCTTAATAATATTAATAACATTATTTCTTCTTTTAGTGTCCTTCTTGAGAATTGCAACTGTGGCTTCCTTTATTAAAATTTCATAAACAAAGGCTGTGTTGCGCTTTTTATTATGTTTGATCTTCATCTTTTTGCTCCACTACTTTATTATTTTTTTCTAAACTATCAAGGAGATTTCTAACCGATTCGTTAATTTGAAACATCTTGTCTTCTTCTTCTAAACTATAAATAGACTCATCTCTCTCATAAATACCAATTGAAAGGCCTCCCATCGTCGCATCGACTCCTATATCTCTCATTCCGGGCGCTACGTTACGCATGCCTGAGCTGGCTTTTTGGCCACCTCCATCCGCCTTCATTTTACGAGATCGAGGGCCCGAGCCGCGGCGTTTGTCGCGCGCGACAGGTTTATATGGCGCTGGGCTATGGCTATTGGGCCCTTGGTGATAACGCGTTCTTTTATCTGTACGAGTTCCTGGCGGCGCAGCAAGCAGCGCTGACTCAGGCTCTTCGCCGGCTGGTGGTGCTCCAGCTTCGCCGGCGGGCATTTCTTCAGGGCCTCCGAGATCTCCTCCGAGATCTCCTCCAAGGTCGCCTCCAAGGTCGCCCCCAAGGTCGCCTTCCATGCCCATGCCAGCGCCGCCGGCTGCTGCAGCTTCAGCGACCGCTTGGAGCGATGCATCGTGCTTGCGATCATAATACATCTCACGCTGATTGCGTATAAATTCTTCGTGGGACATTCCAAAAATGTGCTCTGTAACCCAACGGCGCGAGAAATAGCCTTCTGTGGCGGCTCCTGCAATATCAAACTTCTGCTTCCAGGTCTCGATTTCTTGAAGTTCTGCGATCTTCGAAGGATTGTTGAGTGTTAAGCTAAAGCTTAATAAGTCATCGCCTCTGAAGCCTAGGGTGTAGAGATGGATGATACCGATCTTTGTAAGCTCTGCGATAATGACCCGTTGTAATCTCTGGATAGTTCTTGCAAAACGAATGTCTTTCTGTGCTAGGGTGGTCTTATCTTCTTCGGCTCCCTCCCCCATCGTGAGATAGGATTGAGGAATCTTAAGCGCAGAGAAAAGCTTGTCGCGTAAATACTTGATATCATCAATCGCTGTAATGTTTGCAGCGCCGGCTAGCGATTGGATTTCTGTAGCAGATCCAGCACGCACGGGAATAAAGTAATCTTCTTCGATGCTCATTGGATTGTAGCGCAGATCGACCTTTCCTGTATCGGGATCTACTACGGAGTGTCGCTTAAGCTGCGTTACGACTTTCTGCATATATTGTTCTACATCCTGTGGCGGGATTGCGCCGACGTCGATCTTAAAGACACGACGTTCGGAGGAGCGGATAACGCGGTATGCCATCATAGCATCTTCCATAAGCGTTAGCTGGCGCCAGATGCGGCGTGCTGCCTCTAAAATAGAAGTACCATATGGAGCATACTTATCATTTCCTAAGATACGGAAATGAGCAATTTGCCAGTTCTCAAAAGTCATTCCTGCAGAGTTCCATTGAAATTGGATGTAGTTTGGATTTGTAGAGTCGCCTCCTTCAAGTCTTTCAATTTCTTGGGCAGGAAGCGCGATGACTGACTGCACACCATATTTGTCGTCTACATCGAGATACAAAAAGAAGTCACCATATTTGCACATTGTGCGACTCCAACCAAATAGATTATATGGCAGGTTTAATATATTATCAAACAGTACAGCAAGGACAGCGCGAAGTTCTTCATTGGCGCATTTGATATTAAGCATCGGACGCAACTGTGAATAGGTTGTCATCTCATCTGCATAGATATCCATGGTGGATGCAATCTCGGGCATATACTCCATTTGATCAAAATCAACATAGCGCTCAGAACGACGCTGGTTTGAAATTGCGTTGGTCGCAACAATGTCAAGAGGGTTATAAAGAGTCTTCTTAAACTGTTGTCCCGACGCAGATTTAAATCGAGAAGAAAACTTATCTAAATGTTGTCTTCTGATTCGTCGGCCGGATTGCGAACGATAACTAACAATTGGTCCGGAGAACAATCTTGTTAGAGCTTTGAATAAGGTTGTTTGCTGATTTGCGGGGTTTTTATTGTATGGTGCTGCCATTTAATTTCTCACTTAATAATCCATTTATATTGCTCATAAAGTTTTTCTGCGTCTGTCATTTGTTTATCGAATGCGTTATCTTTTTTATAGCCCTCCTGGCCTACAATTCGAGTATTCATTGTTGTTTTCGTGGTGACAATTGCGTTGACAAAGGCCTTTTGATAATTTAAATCGCGGGCATTTGCTTGTAATGCTGTGTCTCTTACCCAGCATGTAATTGCAAGAGCCATGATCAAATCATCATTATAGCCTTTCATCGCTTGTGGCTTTCCATTTTTCCAAATAAAAGTTTTCATTTCGTTTGTAATGCGTGAAGAATACACTTTAATTAGTTTATTTCTGATAAACTCCTCCAATTTCGCAACTATAAGAGGGCGCGTCTTCATTGTAGTTGAAAAGCCGGCCACCGAGTTGGAGAGTGCTTCTGCTTGGTGCTGTTCAATATATTCATGCGTTGACTTTATAGAGTAATACAAAGTAGGATAACCGTATTCTATGAGTTTGTCAAGTACTGTATAACCAATATTATTATTTTCTACTACCATCATCGCGTTTCCAAACTCTCTACCTACTTGATTTAACATGTTTGCAAATAAGTCGGGGGTGAGCTTTCCTTGATATTCTCCAATGATTTCAAGTGTTTCTATCTTTAATACGTGAAAAGCGGAATAATCAGCGCCGTCACCTCTTGATACATCAGCGACTATTAGATAATTGCAAGTAGGATCAAACTCTTCCCAAATCCAAAAATTACGATCAAAGCCTGTGCGGTGCTTGGGCTCTTTAACCATTGATAACAAATATTCCATACAATCAGAATCAATAACTGTTTCGCCGGAAGTGTTGAAATTGCATTGAAGTTCTTGCGCAATTTGGCGTTTGGACATATTTTTAGTTTCTTTCTTATACCATTCTTCATCTCTTTCTGGGTGTACATCCCACGGCAAAGTTGTAAGATTAAAGTTATTGAGGCCGGTCTCCGAATCTGTGCACGTTTTATGGAACCAGTTTCCGACACCGTTTGGTGTTGACAGCGCAATACAGCGGCCACCCGTTGACAATGTGGGGTAGAGGCCAGTCCACAGTTCTTCTAAGTTTTCGATATGGGCTGCCTCGTCAAGTACCAATAAGGACAGGGCTTCTGAACGGCCGGCATCACCGGAAGTAGAAGCGGCCTTAATCGAGGAACCATTAGAAAGTTCGAATGAAGTGCGATTGTCTACACTAATAGTGGCGATCTTTAACCAATCTGGGAGTTGGCGCATAATGCCTTTAACCTTTTTGACGAGATTGCCGGCCGTCGCAAACTTGGTGGCCATAACCAAAATAGCCTTGTCACGATGAAATAGCATCATCCATACAACATATCCGGCAGTAATGGTAGAGATTCCAAGTTGTCTAGCTTTTAAAACAACATTAAAGCGATAATCATTAAAATCTTTAAGAAGGTCGTCTTGGAAATCATACGTATCAAACAATATTAGCCCATGCATGGGATGGGATATGCGTGCATATGTTTTAAGAAAATAAGATGGATCCTTTCCACACTTTAATATCTCTTTGATTCGTTTCTGTTTGTCTAATTGAAAACTCATTCATCATCTACGATTTCTATGTTAAGGGTTTCGCTCAGGTATGGATCTCGGGTGCGCCCTGGGGCAGATGATGCTTGAGGTCGGGCTGCGGCTTTGGCCGCCATTGCCGCGGCGTGGCGCTCTTCATCTGCGGCATAGATCGCGTCCCACTTGGCCTTCTTGGCGGCATTGGCCTTGTAAATCTCTGTCTCTGCAAACAAGCCCTTCTCTTCGCAATCAAGCCATTCGGGTGATTCCTGCAGGTCTTTCCGGGCTGTCCAAACATCAAAGCGCGGGCTACGGGCGTCTCCCATTTCCTCGTTGTAGTGCTCCATCTGTTGCAGCAGCCCGTTACATTTAGAAATCTCTTGCGGTCTAGCAGCCGGTGATCCTGGCTCTGCTTTGGCCACAATCTGGGGATCTGGGGGCCCGGCGCCCCAGCCTTCTTCAACCGCAGCCGCCTTCGCAACTTCTTCCATAATGATCTCTTTGAGACGCCCAATAGAAATTTTCATGATTCTTTCTTCCTTGTATCGTTCTTCGGACGCTTGCCTTGCCAGCCTCCCTGATCCAAGAAAGTCTTCCAACTTTTTTCAGCAACTGGTTCCCCTCGGCGGCGCACTTCCATATCTTCTGCCAAGCCGCCAATCTTATACGTTTTGTGAGCCTGGACCCAAGTACGAACACGCGAAGTATTCTGTACAAGAACATCCACTTCTCCCTCTTCGGTCAGGGTTACGGAGTCGCCGGTGATTTTCTTATATTCTTTCTTAAGCCATCCTACGATATCTGTGAGGCGCTGATCGATTTCCCCTTCAAATCCGCCGGCGATAACTTCTTTAAGCTGAACTTCTGATTGATAGCTGAGGACCATTCTATTTCCGGCAAACCTTACGTTAAAGCCGTCCATCACGCGCTGGTCGATCAGAGCATCGCCTTCTTCTCTGCGGAGAATCCCGGGCTTGTCCGGTTCGTAATCCTCGCCCAGCGCACCGTCATATGAGTTAGCGGCTGCTTGTGCTAATCCTTGTACAATTTCATAAACTGTTGCCATTATAAATTCCTCTTTTATCCTTAAGTAGTATCTTTGTCAGGTCTCCACCCTTTTAACCACCGCTCTTCTCGATCTTCTATGTGTTGAATATAGCATTTATAGCAACACTCAAACTTAAGAAGACAAACATCATCCATAGATTTCTTTGGAAAAGTTCCGCAGACAAGACAACATTTTAAAGAGTCTCTATTAAGTAGTTTTTTTGAGACCTTTATACCATTAATATCAACTTTCTCTTGCGACTTCTCGTGCCTATTGGTCTTCTCATAATACTCTCGCATTTGTTCAAGATATTCTTTCTCTTTGATCTCGTCCCAATTTGCACGGGGGTTTTGAATGGCATCTTTGCCATACTTCTTTGTAATTGCTTTTTCAATTGCAGCAATTTTATCGAAATCTTTATCACTCATTGAATAGTCTATAAGCAGTATAGCTAGCAGCCACGCCGGCAACTACACCGCCCGCAGCCCACATCCAATTATTGCGTGGAGATTGTTTTAAAAGCGAACTTTGTAATTGATCAATTTCTTCATCTTTCTGAAAGATTAATAAGCTCATCTCTTCATGCAATGCGGTGTATTGTATCTCCCAGTTTCGAAGCTGTAACTCATAATTCGCTTCTTCTATCGAAAGCTCGTAATCAATGCGCGCCTGACACGCTAGGTTAGCGGTCGATTGTCGCGTAAGAATTTCGGATAACGCTGGCACATCAAAGAGCACTCCTTCAAATGGTGCACATTGCTGGTGGCCAAGAAATGTGAATTGGCCAGTGTCTGCTGCTTGAGCAGGGGCGCCCAACATTAATAGTAAGCTAAGGAACATGTTCAAATCCATACATCATTATTATTGTCTCAGCTAATTCTTCTGGATTCTGCGAGAATTGCCTTCCGTATTCGCGGCGCTTTTCTTCGCTCAGAGCCAATAGCTCTTCTTGGCTCTCTTGATAATCCTGTTCGATTTGTTCCATCGTATCTTTATAGGCCTGGAGTGAACTTTCCATTTCAGCCATTTGCTTTTTGTGAATCTCTTGCAACCCGGCAAGCTGTGCTTGCAGTGATTGCTCGGATGCTTCATAGGCAGCTTGCATCTGTTTATAGTCATAACGCATTTTGCCCATCATTGTAAGACAAAGAAGGGCGATTACAATTCCTTTCCAGTTCTTTAGTAAAAACTGAAGGATCATTTGCTGTGGTGTCACTTAAGCCCCTTAAGTCTCTCAACAATATCAACAGCGCCCTGGGTTCCCACAAATACTGTGCTGATAATAACCCAATCGCCACTGGTGAGAAAGCCTGTGAAGGCTAACGCTGATGCTGTCATCCATACTAAAAGCTTTCGAGATGTTAGCTTTAATAGCCAAGTGTCGATAAATCCTTTGTGCTCAGCCATTACCTCACCCAAAGCCACCAGCAGCAGGCCAAGCCGTCAAGCCAGACCAGAGCCAGCAATAACCACCAATCTATCCGGTGGTGACCCGTGACAACTTCGTCCCATACACCAAGTACTCTATTGCGCACTAAGTTTAAAACCGCGGGAACAACCCCGCATACAGCGCTAGCTGCTCTCTTTAATAAATCCATTATTTTTTACCTCTCTTTGGTTTCTTCTTTTTAAGTTCTTTGGACTTGCACATTTCATCTGCTTCTTTTTTAGACAGACTTTTCTTTCTTTTATTTGCTGGCTTGTCCTTTTGTGCGCAGGCCCAGCGTCTTTGTTTTTGAGAATAAACTTCGTCTAGTTCTTCTACTGCATCCTCTAGATCTGTAACTAATTCGTCTTCTAATTCGTCTTCTGCCTTTTCTCTTTCTTGGTGTCGATGCAGAATAGTGTCCGTTAAATCAATTAAATCTTCTGGTAAGATGTCGTCTATATATTCATCAACTATCCATTTTAAAAAGGCGCCTTTTTCTTCTTGCGAATCAAGAAGATGCAAAATGTTTCTTTTCTGTAAAT